CTTGCATATCGTTACCAACCAAAGGAGTACCGTTTGCTCTAACTAAGTCTTTAATACCTAGTGCGAACATTTAATGTTGCTGGACATGTGTTAGATAGGCTGGGGATAAACCTAATTTTCATCCCGTTAAAATAGCTTGGTGGGTGTTGTTTACCACCTACAGTAGTTAAAACATAGGAATTTACAGAACCGGAATCGGTATAAAAATCCCCTCCAGAAGCATAGACCGAAATAGCTTTTGATAATTGGAATAAATCTAAAGGAGATAATGTTATATTGGCATCTTCGATAACATTTTGAATTTCGGAAGGTACCTCATTCCATTCTACGGCGGGTAAAAAACCGCCTGTTACTTTGTCATTTAAATCTTGCATAATTACACCTTCTCAAAAATTACCTGACAGTTTGCAGGTTTAGTTTTATTAAATAAACATGTTAATAACGATATTTCAGAAGACCCAAAAGGAATAGGGTAAATGTAAGTGAAGTCGTAACCTTGGGTCACGTCGTATGTTACAACAATTGAATATCTTGATTCTTTTCTATCCCTAAAGTTTACCCCAGGGGCTATAGAAGGGTTGTTAAAAACATCTTCGCCCGCATAAACGCCTACGGTTAATCCAAACTTAGAGGCTAAATTAATAAAGTCGTTGGCGGTTTGAATTCCCATGGATGCTAGCTTTACTAAAATTGCGGTTCTTCTTTCTAAATTAGATCCTTGTCCGGAAAAGCAACTGTCTGGAATACCTAAAACAAACTCCCATTCATCCAAAAACTTGTTTGTATTGTCAGGCAAATATTCTTCCAACAATTCGTTAATATATTGGTCGCCTTGGATTATTCGTAAAGCTAACCCTTTTAGCAACGATCTTAAATTAGAATCTTTTACAAACTTTGCTGCAAATAGTTCGTCGTTAGGTAAATATTGGGCAAGAGAATTAGTGTATAAATTAAGTACTTCGTCCCTTAAAACCTTTGCGGGTCCGGATATAGCTTTTTCAGCACTACCTATAGGCTTAACTGCGATAGGAGATTTATTAGTCATAATGTTTGCCTACTTTTTCCAATTAGATAAGCCTTTAAGGCCAAAAGAAGCTGCTATAGCGGCTGCTAAAAACCCTTTGTAATATTCAGGCATTGCGTCTAGAACAACAAAACCTTGCTGAATGTATGGAACTAAGCTAGGTATAAATGCGCCAATCATAGGTATAGAAAGAACAATGACAAACCATTCGTCCTTCCATGATGTCTTGCTACCTTCAGCCATCATCTTTTCCCAGTTCTCTTCGGACTGCATAGCTTTAATTTTTACTTCCTGCTTAACCTTAGCTTCTTGTGCTTTACCCTGCATCCATGTAGTAGCTAATTCCCCAACAACACTGAGTAATTGTATCATTATTTGTCTACCTTATCGTCAAGTTTGTCGTCGATTCGAATAAGCATAGATTTAATTTCAGCAATATCCAGCTGGTAATCGTCGCGTCTAACGTATGTGCTCGATGTATAGCGTTCTATAGCTTTAACATCTTTTTGTAAATTACTAACTGCATCCCACACAGCTCTTAAATACCACCCTACAAATATTGACACTAAGCCTAAGAGAGAGTTGAATAGTGTTTGAAATTCCACAAAAAGTTCCTCAAGTTTTAATTAATTTTATAATCAAAGCGTTAGGGTCAAGTTCCCACCACCTTTCCTGATTAGACCAAGCCCTTGGGTTATGGTGGTGGTTATTATGCCAACCTTCCCCCAAAGTAATTAAGCTAGCAATCCAACTGTTTCTTGCTTCATCTATACCTAAATCATAGGTTTTATAACCATGTTTATGGGCAATAACGATAATAGCGCTTGAGCTGTGTAAGCACAGTGAAGCAGGGATAGCATACATGTAGATGATTAACAGTGGGTCTATTAATGCTAAGATGATGTTGAAGCAAAGAATAATTGCAAAGTAATGCTTGTGCATTAACTTCTGAAATTTGTCTTTACGTAAATCTTTAATTAGCCTTAAGTCTAAATGGTCTATATCCCAAACCCCAAACCATGCGCGGGCATTTCCTAATAAGTAAGGGCTGTGTGGGTCTTTAGGAGTTTCGGTATTGCCATGGTGTTGTCTGTGTAATGTAACCCAAGCAAGCGGGCTACCTACGCTTGTTATTACACCTATTACACTTAAAACTTTTTCAATTACAGGGTAAGTGTTAAAGCTTCGATGTGCTAGAAGCCTGTGGAAACCAATGTTTATACCAAGAACGCCTATAGTCCAGTAGGTAAATAAAGCTATCCAAGCATAATGTGAAGATGCCCCCATAAATAAATATACAATACCTGCTAGGCCTATAATGTGGTTAAATACCTGTAAACTTCTTACGCCTATGTTGTGATTCATACAGCCTCCTTCTTTTGGAAAATGTATTTAACTAAATAACCAGAAAAATCATATTTACCTGTTATTATTTGTTTAGGTTTATGATGATGGGTGTTCTGATAGCTTTCGCCAAAGGTGAAGATATTTAAAAAGTGGCAGTCCAGACTCTTGTCTCCTGTATCCCATTTTTGATGCCCTATCATATGACCAAATACGCCTGTCATTTGAAGGCTGAAGAAAGTCATAGCACCGGGTAAAGCCCAAGCCCAAATTACTAGCTCTGGATTAATTAAAGCCAAAACAGTAACATAGCCTACGACTAACCTGAAATAGTTATCATGCAGCCACTTGTGTGCTTTATCCCTAATCAAATCTTTAACAGTAAGAGGGAGAATAACAGAAGCCCACGGCCCTAAGACCCAAGCCTTAATAAAACCGTTATGAGGGTAGTAAGGGTCTGAGCCTTCATCGTCTGACTTAGCATGATGTTGTCGATGCTGCCCTACCCAGCTTATAGAGCTTCCAATGCTGGCAAATGTACCAGTAAGTAGTAAAAACCACCACCAAAACTTATTTGTCTTGTAAGACCTATGCGAGAATAGCCTATGGAAACCCGCAGAAACGCCTGTGTTAAATACAATCCAAACGGCTAAAGCGGTGGCTAACCCCCACCAAGAAAAGTAGAAGGTTAGCCCTAATATACCTACCAAGTTAGTAGTAAACAATGTAAGTTTTACTTTGTGGTAGAAATTCATATGTCACCTATGCTTTATAAAAAAGTACACCAATAGCAGGAGTTTC